GAATCCGCTTGTTTTAACTTAAATTTCTTTTCAGCAATTAAAGCGGCTTTATTATCTTTTAGGTGTTTGAAAATATCCATTACTTATTAATTACTTGGTTAGTGTTAATAATAGTGGATTTGGCAGCCTTTATAGCCTTAATTTCCTCAGATGTAAGTACTTTTTGCTTTGCCATTAATTAAAGTGATTCGTATTTATCGAATAAACTTTAGGCAAATATAAGACATATTTAGGCAATACGCAAACCGTTATGAAAAATATTTTGTACTTTTGCTAAAATAATATTCATTTAAAGCATATATAATGCAAATAAGCAATCTATTTTACTCAATCGGTGATTTGTTCAACGGAACATCAAAGCAAGCTAAAAAGCAGTATTTTAACCAACGTGTGGATATGAATATTAATAAAGGGCAGGTGTATATTAATGCTTTAGTGCCTTATAAAATTTACAACTCGATACCTCAGTTTAAAATTCCAGTTGATAAATTAGCCTTGATGTTTAGTAATGGCGTGTTTAAGTATCAGAAGATTGGTAGCGATAAATTAGATCCGTTACCTCCAGAGTTTGCTAAACTACTTGAGAAACCAAATATATTGCAAGGACAAAACCCATTCTTAAATCAGTATTATAGACAATTGAAGGTTTACGGTAACCAATTTATCTATAAATCAACTCCAAGTCCTTTATCAAAAGTACCAACATCGTTAAAAAATATTAGTCCTGCATTATTAAAACCAGTATTAACCGGTAAATATTTCGATCAAGTTAGTATCGAGGGCGTTATATCCAATTACGAATACACCGAGAATGGAATGATTAAGCCGTTTGAGGTAAATAGCGTATTGTGGTCTAAAGTTGATGACCTGGATAATCCTTTAGTGGGTATCAGTCCATTAGTAGGTTTGGAATTTCCAACAAGCAATACGGAGTTAGCATATAAGTATTTAAACTGTATTAGTGGTGAACGTGGCGCATTAGGTATTTTGAGCCGTACACCATTAAAAGATTCAATGGGAGCTTTACCTGCTACGCCAGAAGAAATACAAGAGAAAGAAGAACTATATCGTAGACATCATGGCGTAGATGATAACCAAATGAAAACGATTATAACTAACTCACCTTTGACTTATACACCTATGAGTTATCCAACTCGTGAGCTTATGTTATCTGAGCAAATAGATGCAAATGGAATGACTATACTCGATGCTCTTGGAGTTAACAGAAACTTATTTAGCGGTTCAACTTATGAGAATTTAAAGCATGGTTTAATATCTACGCATAACGATACGGTTGTTCCTGATGCCGATGGATTCACTCAAAACTTATCTAAGTTTATTGGAGTGCCAGAAGGTTACAGATTAGTACTTGACTATTCACATTTACCATACTTACAAGCGGATAAAACTCAAGAGGCTACTACATTGAATAGTGTTAGTGCTGCGCTTAATTCTTTGGTTACATCACAAATCATTACACCTCAGCAAGCTAATGCGATATTGATTAATCAGTTTGGGGTTAGTTTGAAGTAATTAAACGTACAAGTGTGGTAAACAACCACGAATGAATATTACAAGTCCACTCATCGAATCTGGTGCGTCATCGTGTTTAGAACCTCCTGCTTTTAAATATTCGGTTAACTCAGTCATAAATGCCTTGTATTCTTTTGATTGAAATTCGGGTGCCAGGAATAAACAATGACGTTTAATAAATCCAGCATCCATTAAAATACGAGTGTGTTTATTACTTGTAGATACGGCTGTAAATATTTGTGTTTGCGATTTATTTCTAATGTTACGAGCGTATATAGCACCCATATTATTAGCTTCAATACGGCAAAACTTAACGTCATGTTCTTTTAGCTTAGATACTAATAAAGGTTCTGTAATCTCGCTGTTATCTTTACTGAACAATACATCAGTAATATAAATATCCGTTTTAATGTTACGGCCAATAGGTGCGCTTAAATTATCGCTACCCTCGTCCGCTACATCGACATAGCCTATTGACGTTTCAAATACTAGGTTCTTGTCAGGTTTAAAGTACCTTAATTCTGATTTAGGAAACAATAAACCTTTAGCTTCAATCGGTTCTTGTTGATATTCTGCTAAAAATATAACCTCGTCAATTTCATCTTTTATTTGTTGGTATTCCTCAGTTGTTTTAACATCTTCACAAAATGATTTGCCGTTTTCATCAATAGCCCGAATTACAATAGATTCATCATAACGTCCTAATTCCATATTAACACCTATCACATCCCGCTTAGTCCAACGTGTACCAATGTCAATTTTAGGGCATCCAGTTTCTAAACGGCTGCCATGAGTAGCTTCTACCCAAGATAAAACCTTTTCGTTTACATTTTCACTTAAAGCATCTTCTAAACTCTTATACAAATCATCCGTAATAGCTAATTTAGTAGCACCAAAACCAATAATAGTACCGCCGACACCAGCACCAAAATAACCAACTTGTCTACTGTTTGTTAGATTCCAACCATTAACCGCTTGTTTATCCATTGCTAGTTTGACATCAGTAAACACCGCTTGGAACTTTTCATTTTTAACAACACCCCTAACATCGTAACTAAACTTTTCGTAAAGTCGAGCCGTGCAAGTATTACGCATAACGCTATCCTCTGGAAATTTACCTAAAGTCCATGCGCAAAATAGTGAAGTAATATAAGATTTACCAGCTCTTGGAGGCATCGACACACTTAAACGTTTGATCTCGTTACGGTGTATCTTCATAAAGGCAATAGCTACCTTTTCAAGAAATAAACGTTTACTGAAAAATTCATAATCGTACCATAGGCAAAACTGCCAAAAGTCACGCCTCGCTAATTCTTTTTTAGCTTCAAGAATTATCTGGCTTCGTAGTTCCATGTGCAATGGCTAATAATTCTTTGTATGAAAGTGCTTTTAATGGCTCGTTATCCGTTTTAATATCTGATTTAATTGGAGCGTTCCATCCCTGCATTTCAGAAATTGTTTTAATAGCTTGTATTCGCTCTATAACTTTTGGAGGAAAATTTTGTATCTCACCTTCTTTAGCTTCTTTTATTTCTGCTTTGGCTATTTCGGTTAAAATCTCTAATGCCTCATTTTTGCTTAATATAGCCGAATTAAGGTTGTTTATTAAATTGTCGGTGAGTATGTCACCTATACGCTTTTGAGCCTCTTGTTGATTAATTAAATGCCTCTCATTAGCTGTTTTCCAATAACGACTGAATGTAGTTTTAGGTAAGTTCCATTTTGTACCGAAAAGTTCCAAACATTCTGAAAACCCTATTCCTTTTTCAAGTTCAATAAGTATCTCAGTTATAATATTTTCCTTATTCGGCTTCATGACTAATTACAAAACACTTTAATATCACCTACCGTTTCCGTTATAGGCTCAATAAATAGTATTTCAAATGTGTTATTCATTACCCCAAAGATACAACATTATAGGCAATTAGCAAAACGTTAGTTAAGGTAAATTTAGAGTTGCTTATAACTTGCATTTTAGCCTTTAGTTTAAAGATGTCCGCTACTTTCATTAACTACTTTAATTTAGCTAATTTTTTATCAATATCACTAATACAGTTTTTTAATTCAGATACGTGTTCTTTATCCTTATTATTTTTTAATTGACTTTGATAGTCTTTCTTGCAGCCTAATAGAAAGGCTTTATTTTGCGATTTTTCCATGTGATAAATATAGAAAAAAAGTGTTTAATATTATTTAGAATGATTATAAATATTAAAATAACAACATTGATAATCAAATAGTTAAGTACTATAACAATGTTATATAAAAATAAATGTTTTTTGAATAGAATTGTTATATATATTTGTAAACGAAATAACTAATAAACACAATATGACCAAAAGAAAAACACCAACAAAACAAATTAACGTATCTATGTCTATTGATACAGATATGATAAAACTAAAAGAGGGATTAAAAGCAAAAGCTAAATTAAAAAAATTCAAAAGCGTAAATGCTTATTTAGATTCAAACATTAAAAAACTAGCAAAATGAAAAACGAACTAAAAACATTAAAAGAAATG